TTATAATATCAAGCAAAACAAATTCAAATATAAGTTTTTTATTTTCAATCATTTTTTTACATGATTCAATCCTAATTTCATCTGCTTTCTTTAATTTCTTTTTAACTAGTTCTGTTGTATGTGTATGTTTATAGTCAATCTTGTATTTTACAATTACGGTATCAATATGTTCTTTGATAAATTTATCATATAAATAGCAGTGAAATTCGGGGTCGTCTAGTTTCAAAATAGTCAATAAAGAAGACAATTCGTTATATACTAAATTAATATTATGATATCCTTTTGTGATTAAATTTAAGATATTCAATTCCTGTTTAGAAACTGGTATTTCGATACCATTCCATTCTGTGTAAGATAATTTTGTTTGTGATAGATCCATACTATTAATTTTACATAAATTAACTTTATTAAGATTTCATTCAATTTTTAATTAAAAGTTTGTTAATATCGCTAATGGATTTATATTTAAGAATATCAAGCTCATTACTAGTTGTTATAAATTCATCTTTACTATATATATCTTGCATCAACAACCATTCAAACATACCACCAGCATATATGAAAACATTTTTATGACGTAATTGTTGTTGTATTTGTTTATATTTTTTATAAATAGTTGAATCATTTGTATTATATCCATAAATGATAATAATTGATTTATCTTTAATAGCTTGCTCTACACTAGTAACCTCATTTTCAATAGGTACGGTATTATAAATTAAACAATTCTGTTCAGTAGAAGGTAGTGTATTTATAAGTATGTAATTTTTTTCAGTAGTTTTTTTTACATCTTCAAAACTGGCATATTGTATTACAGATTGTTCTAATCCCATTTGTTTTAATTAGTATTTAAATATTTAAATATTAATCAAATTTAACAATAATATTTACTGATTCTTTTTTTATGCTTTTGACAGCATGAATAGATAATTCTTCGCGTTTCTTTCTTGTTTTTTTATCATTACCACATACCACACCTTTATTAATTCTGGATGTACTATTTCTATTATTCATGTCTCTTTCGATTGCTTCATAATTTTCTCGTATATAATCTAATATATTGTTTTCTATTGCCCATTTAAAGAAATTTAATTGACCGATTGTAGTTTGAATATGCGTATCATCTTTATACGGTATGGTTATTCTATCCCATCTGCAAAATGGGTCAAACCTTTTCTTAGAATAAGCTTTTAAATTTAGTTTATAACTGTCATAAACCTTTATTCGCCGATTATTGTCTAATGTATATACTACATATTTTTCTTTTGCATAATTAGTTACAAACCAATCTACAATACGCAATGATATTTTAGATTCACCATTTATTACATTTAACATTTTATCTATTCTGTTATTTACTTTATAAAAATCCTGTAGATTTTTTAATAATAAATCATTTTGTGTGACATAACCAGACATTTAAAAGTTATTAATTTTTAGTTTTTAAGTATTGTTAATTAATTAACTTTTTTTATATTTAATTTTTTTGTAAACATAAATTTATTCATATTTTGATTTCTTCGTTCAAGATTGCATTTTAAACAACTAATTACAACATTCTCAGTGTTATGTCCCATATTATTATCGATTCTATCCAATGTCCATTGATAATCTTCGCGTATATTTTTATAAATTAAAAAAATGTTTGAATTACAATATACACATTTCATCTTAGATTCTACGAGTTTTTGTAATGTTTGGTCTAAAGATATGAAGAAATTCTTTCCATAAATCTCATTTCTAATATCCTGCTGTTTATAACTATTTAATTTTTTATTGATGTTTTTTTGTGTAATTTTATTATTTTTCGTTTCTATATTAAGATATAAAGAATTCACCAATTCTATTTGTTTACTATGTGTAAACATGTGTTCGTCTAATTCTAATTTTTTTATTTCTTTTCTTGTGCCATCATATTGCTCTGGTAATACTTTTTTTATAGTGCTGTCACCTTGAATTATTATTTTTTTCATATAAATATTTAAATTAAAATAAATTAAAGGTTTAATAATGATAACTGCTAAATGAGTGAACTAGCAGTAGGAATTGATTTAGGAACCACATATTCTTGTGTAGGCATTTGGCAAAATGACAGGGTTGAGATTATAGCCAATGATCAAGGCAATAGAACTACTCCTTCATATGTGGCTTATAATGATAGCGAACGATTGATTGGTGATGCTGCCAAAAATCAGGCAGCAATGAACCCTTCTAACACAATTTTTGATGCGAAACGTTTAATAGGTAGAAAATTTTCAGATACTGTTATAAAAGATGATATAAAACTTTGGCCTTTTATTGTGGAACCAGATAACACAAACAAACCTTTAATTAAAGTCAACTATAAAAACGAACTAAAAACCTTTAGTGCGGAAGAGATTTCGTCGGTCATTCTAACTAAGATGAAAGAAATAGCAGAAGCATATTTAGGTCAGACCGTAAATAATGCGGTTGTAACTGTTCCGGCATATTTTAATGATGCGCAACGACAAGCAACAAAAGATGCCGGTGTAATAGCTGGATTGAATATATTAAGAATTATTAACGAACCTACAGCAGCCGCCATTGCGTATGGTTTAGATAAAAAAAGCGAAGAACATAACGTGCTAATTTTTGATTTAGGTGGTGGAACATTCGATGTTTCTTTATTAACGATTGAAGAAGGTATATTTGAGGTTAAGGCTACCGCGGGCGATACACATTTAGGCGGAGAAGATTTTGATAATCGGATGGTGGAATATTTTAAACAAGAATTTAAAAAGAAAACTCGTATGGATATTGGTAGCAATCATCGTGCATTAAGAAGATTGCGTACGGCATGCGAGCGTGCCAAGCGTACGTTATCGTCTTCCACGCAGGCACATATTGAGATAGACTCTTTACACGAAGGATTAGATTTTAATTCTACTATAACAAGAGCTCGGTTTGAGGATATGAATATGGATTATTTTAGAAAATGTCTAAGTCCGGTTGAAAAGGTATTAAAAGATGCTGGAATGTCAAAAAGTCAAGTAGACGAGGTTGTTTTGGTTGGTGGTTCCACAAGAATTCCAAAGATTCAAGATATGTTATCAGATTTTTTTAATGGGAAAGAATTATGTAAATCAATTAATCCAGACGAGGCTGTAGCATATGGTGCTACCGTTCAAGCAGCCATTTTAAGTGGTAACAACAAATCGGAAGCACTAAAAGATCTTCTTTTATTGGATGTCGCACCGCTTTCGTTAGGTTTAGAAACGGCCGGTGGTATTATGACAACGCTTATTGAGAGGAATCATTCTATACCTTGTAAAAAATCGCAAACATTTTCTACATATGCTGATAATCAACCAGGTGTTCAGATTCAAGTGTTTGAGGGAGAACGTGCAATGACAAAAGATAATAATAAATTAGGTGAATTTATACTTGATGGTATTCCTCCCATGCCGCGCGGTCGCCCACAAATTGAAGTTTCATATGATATAGATAGCAATGGAATATTGAGTGTTGGCGCGGTTGAAAAAAGCACAGGTAAAGAACATAAGATACAAATCACGAATGATAAGGGGCGTTTGAGCGATGAAGAAATTGAACGAATGGTAAATGATGCTGAAAAATATAAGACCGAGGATGAATGTAATAAACTTAAGATAGAAGCTAGAAATAGTTATGAGAATCTAATATTTCAAACGAAGGGTATGTTATCGGACGATGGGATTCAAGATAAATTATCTGATGAAGACAAAGATTATATAAACGAAGTTTGTAATGAAGGTATTAATTGGTTAGGTAGCAACCCAGACGTTGAAACATCGGTTTATGAAGAAAAAGAAAAAGATTTTCAAACTAAAATATCAAGTATTATAGAAAAAATGCAAATGGGAACGGCAGGCATGGGAACGGCAGGTATGGGAACGGCAGGCATGGGAACGGCAGGCATGGGAACGGCACCAACACCTCCAAAAGAACCGGAAGATCATGGTCCAAAAATAGAAGAAATAGATTAGTTAAAACAAGTTAAATTTAATTTAAATATTTATATATGACAGACGAATGTGTAGAACTTAAAAACATAAAATATAAAACAATGCTTTTAAGTCCTGAAAATACAACACTCGTTGATTATAAACCAAAACAAAATTTAACCAATTTAGATGAACTTATTAAACAAGATAAACTGCATGTAGAGACGTTGCCTTGGAGTAAATTAAATAAAACGATGAAAATAGGTAAATTAGATGAATTTGTTGAAAACTATTCAAAAACTCATAAAATGGATTCCAATGAAAAGAATGAGTTAATTAAATTATTGCATGATTCATTAAATAAAAAACTATTACAAAAAGCAAAGGATATTAGTTATGATAAAAATGATGGTATAATTAAAAGTATACCTAATTTGTTGTTCAACAAAAGTTCAAGAAAACATACAATTAAAAATGTAGAGAAGAAAACATCTGCATTAAAATCGCTAGCGCCCAAAAATAGGTCTAAAACCGCTAAAAATAAAAGTGATAAAAAAAAATAATAAATTGATAACGATTAAAGAGTATTATATATATTAAATATCATGCGTATCTACAATGCCTTATTGACTAATTACATCTTAGACATTATAGTTAGACATTTTGAAGATAATTTAATTAATATTTATAAATATACATTTGAAAAGAATATGATATCGACTATAAAACAAAATTTTGACATTGATGAGGTAGATGAAATCTGTCGTAATTATATAATTAAACATATTGACAAGGCGTTGTCAATATACTACTTATATTATATACCTAAACGTTCATTTAAAAATAATCGTTCGGTAAATATCCCGAGCGTATGTAAGATAGAAAAAAAAATAAATGAAATTAAAGAAAAACCGCAACCCGAACAACGCACAGAAGAATGGTATCGTTTTAGATACGATTTAATTACCGCAAGTAATGCGTATAAAGTTTTCGGAACACAATCAAAAAAAAACGAGATTATATGTGAAAAATGCGCTGAATTTACAACGAAAAGCAAACAGATGGTTAATTTAGATAGTCCAATGCATTGGGGTGTACGTTACGAACCCTTATCCGTTATGTATTACGAATATTATTACATTACAAAAGTAGAAGATTTTGGTTGTATACAACATAGTGAATATAAATTTCTTGGTGCGTCGCCGGACGGTATTGTTGTGAATAATACCTCTAAACTATTTGGTAGAATGCTTGAGATAAAGAACCCTAAATCACGGACAATTACAGGTATTCCAAAAGACGAATATTGGATTCAAATGCAATTACAAATGGAAGTTTGTGATTTAAATTATTGCGATTTTCTTGAAACAAAGTTTACAGAATACGATAATTATAATAAATTTATGGAAGATGGTTTATTCAATATTTCCGAGAGTGGACATCACAAAGGTATAATACTACATTTTGTCAAAGATCAAAAATCCTATTATTTTTATCCCGAATTTAATTGTGGTAAAAGAAGATTCGAACAATGGGAGGAAGATACATTAAATCTGAAAGACTATGAAGGATATGAATGGGTTCAAAATATCTATTGGAAATTAGAACACGTTAGCTGTGTTTTGGTTCTAAGAAATAAGCAATGGTTTAATAAAGCAGTTGTAGGAATTGCCGACATTTGGAATATTATTGAAAAAGAAAGAATAGATAAAACATGGGTAGAAAGAAAAGCAAAAAAATGTGGAAAAGCAAGAACTATTTTACCTAAAATTAAACCTTTAATTATTAATATTGATATATAATATGAATATTATCCCGAACTATTGTTATATAACATCTTGGATAATATTAATACAGGGTTTGATAGCTTATACCTATCTTCCATTAGATATAACACTTTCACATGTAGTTTTAGGAATAACATCTGTTATACACCATTCAAGAAGATATAAATGGTATATAATAGATATATTTACCATTTTAGATTATTTAGCTATCATATTATTCGCATCTTTATTAATGAATTATATTTCATGGAAAATAATATTAATTTTTCTAATACTAGGATTAGTTGTTTATTTTATAAATCTTTCGTTAAGCTTTCATAAAAAATATAAATTAATGACTATTATACATTGTAGTTATCATTTACTATTTATAATATTAGTTCCAAAATATTATTATATGTTATTTAATTCTTTTTAATTTCTTTTTGCACCGGCATTTTAAAACCTAATAAGCATAGCACTGTTCCAACCGAAAGTATTGCCATGGTTGCTAACGCAATTTTGTTATTTTTATTCATTTTCATATATATAATACTAATTATAATATTATTTTAACTATTTAAAATTTATATTATAGATATACCTATTACAATGGTTGACGAACAAATGCATGTTACTAAACGTGATGGCAGTAAGGAAGAGATATCTTTTGATAAAATATTGAAACGTGTTAAACTCTTAGGTGAAGAAGCGTCTATTAATTTAAACTACACATCTCTCGTCATGCGAATAATTGAACAATTATACGATGGTATTGAGACCAAGAAAATAGACGAACTAACAGCTCAGCATTGTGCTAATCAAATAACAGATCATCCGGATTATGGTGTATTGGCAAGTCGTATAGTGGTTTCTAATAATCATAAAAATACAAGGGATAGTTTTTACGATGTTGTTAATTGTCTTTATAATTTTTACGACAAACAAAGTGGTATTACGAAGCCTCTCGTCTCAGAGGATTTATATAAGAACACATGTTTACATAGAGACAAATACGATGCTATGATAGACTACAGTCGAGATTATGAGATAGATTATTTTGGATTCAAAACACTTGAAAGGGCGTATTTGTTGAATGTTGATAAGGTTATTGTTGAACGACCGCAACACATGTGGATGAGAGTGGCTATTTGTTTACACGGTGGCGATTTAGATGCTGTAAAAGAAACATACGACTTGATGTCGCAGAAATATTTTACACATGCCACACCTACGTTATTTAATGCTGGAACCCCTCGTCCACAATTAAGTTCGTGTTATTTAATTGCAATGGAAGAAGATAGTATTGAAGGTATTTATAATACATTAAAAGATTGCGCGTTAATTTCAAAATACGCGGGTGGTATTGGATTGCATATACATAATGTAAGAGCTACTGGTTCGCATATTCATGGAACTAATGGTACCAGTAGCGGTATAGTACCGATGTTAAGAAATTTTAATGAAACCGCGCGATATGTGGATCAAGGTGGTTCTAAACGAAATGGTTCATTTGCTATATATTTATCTCCTGATCATGCTGATATAGAGGATTGGTTGGACTTAAAGAAAAATACAGGAGATGAAAACGCAAGAGCACGTGATTTATTTTATGGACTATGGGTTCCAGATCTTTTTATGGAACGTGTAAAAGAGAATAAACCCTGGTCGTTGTTTTGTCCTAGTTCTTGTCCAAACCTATGTGAATTATATGGAGACGATTACAATAAATATTATCTTGAATGTGAGAGCGAAGGAAAGGCAATTAAAACAATGAATGCCAGAGATCTTTGGTTTAAAATTTTAGATGCACAAATGGAAACCGGAACTCCTTATCTATTATACAAAGATGCCGCGAATAAGAAATCTAATCAACAAAACGTTGGTACAATTAAGAGTTCGAATCTTTGTGTAGAAATAATAGAGTATAGTGATAAAGACGAAACAGCTGTTTGTAATCTGGCAAGTATAGCACTATCAATGTTTATCAATTTAGACATGTCGTTTAATTATGATAAACTGCATCACGTGACAAAGGTTGTTACACGAAATCTAAATAAAATTATAGATATTAATTATTATCCAACCGAAAAAACGCGTAAAAGTAATTTTAGACATCGCCCTATTGGAATAGGCGTGCAAGGGTTGGCCGATGCGTTTGTATTGATGGATATCGCATACACCAGTGACCTAGCTAAAGAAATTAATAAAAACATATTTGAGACAATATATCATGCTGCGATGGAAGAAAGTATGGAATTGTCTAAAAAACATGGGCGATATGAAACGTTTGACGGATCGCCATTGTCAAATGGTAAATTTCAGTTTGATTTGTGGAATGTAGCACCTT